GAGATACTCTATATGAAAATAAAGTAAACCCAATCGCTTCATTCCCTGGACAAGGTATTGTGGCATTCGGACAGAAAACATTGCAAGATAAAGCATCAGCATTAGATAGAATCAATGTTAGAAGATTATTAATCAATGTTAAGAAATTTGTGGCATCTACATCTCGATTCTTAGTATTCGAACAAAATACGGCATCGACTAGAGGTAGATTCATCAACACTGTACAACCTTACTTAGAAGGTATCCAACAAAGACAAGGATTGTACGCATTTAAAGTAGTTATGGATGAGACTAACAACACACCTGATGTGGTTGATAGAAACATACTTGCTGGACAGATTTTCCTACAACCTGCTAAGACAGCTGAATTCATAGTAATTGACTTCAACATCTTACCAACTGGAGCATCGTTCTCAGCATAATACAAAAAAGTGAATAACTAATATTTATTAGTATAAAAGAGGAAATAATAAAATGGCAGAAGTATTAGAATTTAACGAAATGATGTTCACAAACTTCGAACCGAAGATGAAGAACAGGTATATCATGGAGATTGATGGTATTCAATCATACTTGATAAAAACTGCAGCTAGACCATCTATCAATTTCGAAACTGTGAAGTTAGACCACATCAACACTTACAGAAAATTACAAGGTAAGGGTGAGTGGCAAGATATCACAATCACATTGTATGACCCAATTGTTCCTTCTGGAGCACAACAGGTTATGGAATGGGTAAGATTAGGATACGAATCTTTAACTGGTAGAAAAGGATACGCAGATTTCTACAAAAAAGATATCGATTTCTATATGTTAGGGCCTGTTGGTGATAAAATCGAACAATGGAAGTTAAAAGGTGCATTTATTCAGGCAGCTAACTTCAATGATTTAGATTTCACATCGAATGACCCAGCTGATATCGAACTAACTCTTTCATACGATTACGCTATTTTAGAATTTTAAGATATTATCCACTACTATCTATATATTTGAAGAAGGTTCTCTTAGTGAGAACCTTTTTTCGTTTTACAACTTTTTTATTTTGATATACTTATATATACAAACAAATAAAGGTTAATTATGAGCGAAAATAAATTTGATTTCCCAACTGAGGTAGTGGATTTACCATCAAAGGGATTACTTTATCCAGAAGGACACCCTTTAAGAAAGGGAAATATTGAGATTAAATATATGACAGCAAGAGAAGAAGATATTCTTGCATCTCAATCGCTAATCAAAAAAGGTGTAGTATTAGATAAGTTATTTGAATCAGTAGTTGTAGAGCCAGGTGTAGATATTAATGATATCTTCATTGGTGATAAGAACGCAATCCTATTAGCAACTAGAGTAATGGGTTATGGTGCTAATTATGAGGTAGAAGTAACTGACCCATCTACATTAGAACCTCAAAAAGTAAGTATTGATTTATCAAAAGTAAAAACTAAAGATTTTAACGAATCATTATTAAATGGTGATAATCTTTATAAGTTTACTTTACCAAAAAGTGGGGCAGAGTTAGAATTTAAACTTCTAACACATGGTGATGAAATTGAAATCACAAAAGAAAATCAAGCATTAGCTAGATTATATAAAGGTAAAGGTGATACTTCATTTGATGTAACTACTCGTTTGAAATATATGATTCAATCGGTAGATGGTAATCAAGATAGAGGATTCATAACTAAGTGGGTACAAAACTCATTCCTAGCATTAGATACAAAAGCATTCAGAAAGTATGTAAGAGAAATCAGTCCAGATATGGATTTAACATTCAACTTTGTATCAGAGTTGACGGGTGATGAGGAGGCTCTCGATATCCCCTTTGGGGCCGGGTTTTTTTACCCTACCGAGTGATTACTCGATTCAATTACATAACCAAATTTGGGAACTTCTTCAGTTTGGTAATGGATTTACTTGGAGAGATGTTTACTTCATGCCAATACAATGGAGAAAATTCTATTTCAATAAGTTGGCAGAGTTAAAGAAGAAAGAATCCGAAGAATACAAAAAGATAGAACGCAAATCAAAAGTAAGGGTTAGGAAATAATCTTTACTTTTTTTTTATCCAATATTTATAGTTGTATAAAACTATAAAGAGATTACCTATGTCAAAAGAAAAAACAAATGAAGGATTATTTGGGGCAGCTAAAAAATTCTCTGATGCATTTTTTGATGGTTTGAAATCTAATGCAACTAATAAAGCAATTAGAGCAGCTAAAAAAAATAAAGCAGTACCAACTAAAATAGTTGATAAAATGATGCAAATCGAAAAAGCATCTGATGAGTTGGAAAAAATGCTTAGAGATTTAGAAAAATAACAACTATAAAATATGGCAGATTCTCAAAGAGATATAAATGAACTTCTAGCTAAAGCAGCACAATATAGAAATGCAGCTAAAAAAGCATTAGAAGATGAAACTAAAGAGATAATAAAACAAAAAGGTATCTCTGAGGAACTAGCACGTATTGAAGCAAGAAAAACAAAAGCATATAAAGAACAAGCTGATTCTTTAAAAGAAATTGTATCTCAAGTTAATGAAGCAAAACGGGTTCAAAAAGAGAATATTGAAACATTAATGTCTCAAGAAAAATCATTAAAAGGATTAACTGGATTACAAGCATCATTAGTAGAACAAGATAGAAGAAGAATACAAATACTTTCTGAGGACCCGAAAATAAGAGATAACACAAAATCAAAATTAGATAGTATAGCTTCTCTTAACAAAGAGTTACTAGATACTTCAGCCGAAGATGCAGTAACTAGAGATTATTTACAAAGAACTATTCAAAAAGAATTAAAAGGGTTAAGAGGATTGGGAAAGGCAGGTGCTGAATTAGCCTCAATAGAAGAGGAAAAATTTCAAAAAGCACTTAGTGTTTCTTCTTTAACCGAACACCAACAAAAAATGCTAAATCAGCAATTGGATGCTTATGATGCTATAAAAAATACTGTTGGTGGTATATTTGATACTCTATCTTTACTTACAAGTGGACCTTTAGGTTTCTTAGGTACATCATTGATAGTAGGTGGTGCTGCTGGAAAGAAATTATTAGATACATCATATGAATTGGGTGGTTCTTTATTAGATACTTCAAATATATCAACAACTTTATTTGGGACAGTTTTTCCAAATGCTGTTGAAACTACAAAATCTCTTTCAAGTGAATTTGGTGGATTAGCAGATGTATCATTAAAAACTCAATTAAGAACCAATGTATTGGCAAAAAATTTAGGTATTGGAGCTGGGGAAGCTGCAAAACTAACAGGTTCATTTGCTCGTTTAAATGATGGTTCAGCCGAAACTGCACAAAATCTAATTCAGTCTACTAAAAACTTAGCAGAACAAAATGGATTAGTTCCATCAGCAGTTATGGCGGATGTAGCTAATTCAGCTGAAACATTTGCACTATTTGGTAAAGATGGTGGTAAAAATATTGCCGAAGCTGCAGTTGCTGCTGGTAAGTTAGGTGTATCAATGTCTCAGATTGCCGGAGTAGCAGATAACCTTTTAGATTTTGAATCTTCAATTAACGCTGAGTTGGAATTGGGAGCAATGTTAGGTAGGAATATCAATTTAGATAGAGCCAGAGCATTAGCATATGAAGGAGATATAGGTGGTTCAGTAAGAGAAACACTTTCAGCATTGGGTGGTATTGAAGAGTTCAACAAAATGGATTACTTCCAAAAGAAACAAACCGCAGCATTATTGGGTGTATCGGTTGATGAATTCCAAAAAATGGCAGATAATGCTGATAAATTAGGCAAAAATGGTGAAATACAAGTATCTCAGTATGAAAAACTAGCCAATAACGCAAAAGCATTCGGTTCACAAATACTATCAGCAGGACAAGCTATGGGTGGTATGTTAATGGCAACTGGACAAATGAAACAAGGATTAAGTGGATTGGGTAATCCGCTTTCTAAAATAAAATCTGCGTTTGGTGGAGGAGCTAGTGCAGCTGGACCACTAACTAAAGCTGGTAAACCTGATATGAGGTTTAACGCTAATAAAGGATTAGCAAAAACCGCTGGTGGTGGTGGAATTGGTGGAATGATGAAAGGAATGGGTGGTGGACTCAAAGGATTAGCAAAAGGTATTGGAGCATTCGCAAATC